AGCATTTTCTAAAAAGGCGCGGTCTGCCGGCTGCAATTTCTTTTTTGACTTGGCAACGGCTATCGGTTCACCGTATCGCTCTAAGGCCATCGCCATAAATTTGAGAAGCGTTTCCTTCAACCACAAGGGTCTATACGCTTCCCGCAAGTCGCTTGTCCCATAAAAATTAGACCATTCAGGACGATAGGTAAAGATCGCTAATCTATCGGCTGGCAACGGCATTCCGTTTTGAACAATGCCCATCGTATCAAGATTGCCGTACACGTCGGTAACAAATTCAAAGCCGTCTGGGTCACGTACTTTTAACGCCTTGATGCCAATGAATCCGGTAAACTCGCCATAGGATATTTCTTTTAGCGCTGCCTCAGCAATCGCAAATCCAAAATCAAGCGCGGTCAACCAACTGATAAGAAAATTTTCCACCGTGCCGGTCATCTCGCCGCCCTGCTTATCGCTGCCAAGATTGAACTCGACGAAGCGTTTCATATCTTCGCCTACGTCGTTGTTATCTTGACCCTTCACCGGCAATGGCGGTTCGATAGACCATCCGCTTGCTAGACACGCATGTTTTTTTGCATAGAGCGCAGCCTTAGCCTGCTCATCGCGGCGAATCTTTTTGTAGACCCGAATACCCTTACGAGCGACTAACTCATCGGGATTGTAAGTTGTGACTTTGTAAAACGGATCGGCACCGCGACGCCACATAGCGTCAACGGTAGAAATTTCCTGCAAATCTACAGATTCAGGCTCTTTGCGGCTAGCGTCGTAAGCGGCTGGCTGTTTTGGGCGTGGCATGTCGGTTTGGTTGCCAAGTGTATCATAAGGTTAGAAAAAAACACAAGAAAACTTTAGGGAATTATATACACGACTCCATTTTAACAGCTTGACCGATTTGCTTTTTTAGGAACTCGTTGATTTCTCTGTCGCGTTCATCTTGTAAATCCGCCTTCTCGTTAAAAAGGCGGGATAGGCGCTGCCAAGCTTTTGCATCTAATTCCGGCCCAGCTTGTAATTCATCAACCTTCATTAGCCTCTCCCATTAACATTCTATGTGCAAAAGACTGCCAATCTAGGTAGGTCCAATTGTGCCGTTCTTTATCCTTAGCGTGGCACTCATCCGCAACATGAAAATCATGATCCTGATTAAATTCGTATCGCAGATTTTCCGCTACAGCGTCGCGCAGGGCGTTCGTGAGAATGCCCATGTGATCTACCCATCTCCACGTAAAATTTGCATCGGTTGCCTGTCGCCGATACTCGTATGCCTTGCGTATATCTTCCGTGATTTCCATGTCTAGTCCTAGCGAGTAACCTGCGCAAATTCGAACGCCAGCTTAGCCTTGTGAATCTCCAAAAGTTGCGCCATCGATTTTGTCCTAAGCTTCGACAACTCAGTAGCGTAGAAACATGCTAACCCGTCTGTCTCAAATCGGTATAGCGGGTCAAACACGAACCAGATATCGGCCCGTAATATACGAGACTCAATCAAGACTGCTTTGTCCTGCGGCGGCATTGACCTAGCAACCGCTTCCATTCTTTTTCAAATACTCATCGATTATCGTTCGGGTAAACCGCCAACGTCGCGAAATACGAACAGCAGGAATCTCGCCGCTATGAATCATTCTATGCAATGTGCGTACATTGATCTTAAACATCGCGGCAGTTTCTTGCAGAGTATACATCTCCAGTGATACCAACTCTCTGTTGCTCTTATTTCCAGAATCATCCTTGGTAGTCACCGCCGGTTTTCCCAAAGGATCGTTAAGGTTGCGGCAACAATAATCGCTACACCGACCATCACAATCGAGTAGGGCATGATCATCAGCGGTATCAGTGATACAATCACAATGCGCTTACGATTGTCTTGGTTAATCAATCGTTTTCTTTGTTCTTCGCTATAATTAGCGCGAGACTTGGATAATCAACAATACCGTCATATTTGCCGTCCTGATCTAAGATTGGTAAAACGTCAATGTTATATTTCGCAAGTTTTTTGACGGCATCAATCGCTGGTTCCTCATGGAGTACGTACACTGATCGTGTTAGCCCGGCCACATCGGTTTTCGCAAGAAACTGACCGCACGATAGGTCTGTTAATCCTGGGTCGGCCCGCCTAATTGTCTCCTTAGAGATATAGCCCATATATTCGTTGGTTTCTTCATTGACCACAGGGAATGCCTCTTGGTTATCGATCTTGAGCAGTGCGGAAACGGTACTCGTGTCAGTCACAACTGTTTTCACTGTTTTTTCTCCGGTTGACGCTTTTGTCGAGCGTCTTTTGCTCATGGGCAAATTGTAACATTATCACCTCAGTAACACACAATCACCCCACTTCCGCCGAGTAGGATTCGAACCTACGAATATCTCGCGTAACAGGCGAGTGCATTACCTCTTTGCTATCGGCTAAGAATGAGAGTTTAGAAATCCTCGTTATTCCAATCGGGCTGAGGGAGTTCATCGCCACCGACGATTACGTCATCCATTGCGCCGCCTAGGTCTTCGTTGACCAGCATCCAATATGCGCCGCTACTTCCGTCCACCTGATCATCGTGTTCCGATCCCGGAAACTGCTCAAGTTCATCCAAGTAATCGTTGACCCATACGCCTAGAATGTAATAAACATTCCCCGCTTCTACTTGTGCGGCGAACGGCTTCGCTCTAGTAGCCTTACTGCCGGTAGTTCTGTAACCATGATAAGAATATCTGTTAAGAATGCGCGTATAATGATCGATGACGGTTACGCCGCTCGACCCTGGTTCTTGCTCCTGTCCGATATCAACTTCAACTCCGTCCAGGTGTGCAGTTTGCTTTACTAAATCTTCAACAGACTTTGGCGTTGATCTAGTTCGCTTTACGTCAAGAATATAAAACTTGTCTTGGAAGTGGGCCATTTTTAATCCCACTGTCCAGCTTGGGTCTTTCCCTGGCTTTGCCTCCGTTGCTGCCATATCCCAAAATCTAACTACTTGAGCATCGCTAGGGTAACTCGCAATTGGTTTGAACCATTCGCGACGGAACATTTTACCTGGCGGCTTTGCATCCCAGTCTCCGTCAAGTAGCGCTTGTCTGATATGCGGCTCAAGATTCATCAAGCTTTTTATGTAATCATCTTTTTTGATGAATGGATTATCGTCTAACTTGGCTGGCATGAATACGCGACCGTGCGATTTTCCTTCGGTGATAAAATACTGCTTGACCCATGTTGCGCCCTTGCCGATTGGATTTGTTCCCGCTCTCACTCTTAGTGGTACTTTGATACTTTCAATTGCACGTAGGCTACGAAATAAAAACCTGAACTCTTGCATCGAAAATTCTGTCAATTCGTCTACGCCAATAAATTGATAGCTGGCCCCTGATTGACCAAACATTCCTGCCTCTGGGCTTGCATCGTAATTGCTGATTTCTAAAATCGCCGGTTGCGCTGCCGTTGGAAATGTCCAGCGCCGACGTGAGCCGTTCCATTTCGCATCCGTACCATCTAGAAATTCGTGGCTAAGATCGAACATGCCGCCTGACTTTGATAATTCAGTGTAAGATCGCCGCATGATCGTGGCGGCGTAACCTGGAATGTCTACAAACTGGAGTGCTGCAAATAGGAGAGTGGCTGATTTACCTGGACCGGCACTACCACCGAATAGCGCCTCACGGCATGTCAGAGTCAGAAACGCTTCTTGCTTCGCCGCTAGTTTCTTCGGAATGTATTTCGTTAATCTCGGCGTCGGCAAAACTGTTTTCAATGATTCCAATAATGACTTCGTTCGGGATGACCCCAGCCTCTTTAAAGCTGAGGATAAGTCTTGCAACTCTTTCTGGCTCGTAGGGGTCAAACTCTCCGTGCTCATCGGCAACCTCCGCAGGCTCTATACTGTCAGGCCGTATCACCGGTTGAGTTTCTCGACGGCCAAAATTCTCGGTCGCTAATCTCTCAAGTATCCACGCATGAGCTTTCCAATCTTTTGCCCGTTGCACCTTTTGCAAACTGCCCAACTGCAATTCGGTCTGCGCATTATTCCACACGTAAGCGAATTTAATATATAGCTGGTCACGAGGACTAAGCAGTGCATCTTCATTGTCTTCTAGCAGCCGCATCACCCTGTCGGCATTATTTCTCCAGTCATCAAGAGAGCAGGTAGAAACGCCAACAAAATCCGCAGTCTTCTGCCTATTCAGGTTAAGCATTCGGCAAGCGTAGATTTTCTTTAATTTGTCATCGGTAATTTCAGGCGGTCTACCCGCTCCTACACGCGCGCCACCGATCTTCTTTTTCGGCTCTGAATTGACCGCTTCCATACGCTAGCTAAGATAATGTTTTTACTGGAAAAATGCTAGTCAATTATGATACCTAGTTAATTCAGTTATGAAACAGATCTATCATCCCTGGACAAAATGGGAATGTGTATCGGGAGGAATGTACGAGACTACACCACCATCTCCATTATCAGCAGATGAAGCCCGCGAACAGTACAGAATGTTTCTTGTCGATCTATCCCGATTCGAAGCGTCCCTTAAACGAGTCTTGAACGAGTGGCCTATTTCCTGTGAACAATTTCTATCGAATGAAAATATCAATCGAATTGCTTGGCTCGGACAATCTTCCATGTGCATCGACACAGGAATACCGGCCTGCTTTCGCGGCGGGTTCCGACTGCTCGAAAGGCATGAACAAATAGCAGCAAACATGACAGCGCTGAAATCGCTCAATATCTGGCTACGCTCAAAAGGCGAAGAGAACATAGTTGAATCCCTACAATTGATTGATGATCATATTGATACCGAATCGTCTGTCATTCCATTATCGAATATCGATAATTCAACCAGTACAATCAATCGCATTGGCCATTATATCAACACATGGAAACGATGTGGCTATCCTAGTGACATCCCCGATGAAGTACCTAATGAACTAATGAGAACGCTCCTTGCCCCATCTTACAAGGCAATCTGTTTTGCTATTCTTAAAAACGATATGCCGCTAAAATCATTAGGCTTCATCCCAAAACAATCTAAATATTACTCAATGCTAAAACGCATCGAAATCGAGGCAAGACCCATAGAACAAGAACCAGAACTAAGGCAGTTGAAACTTTTCTAATCACCCTCTACTGATGATTCAAAAATCTTTGCGTCGAATTGACTTAATTGATCTATATCTGGTTCCCATGACTCGGAAAATTCCCGATTCGCGAACAATGCAGCAACCCCAGTTATTTGCTTAAGCCTTAATAGCTCATCTACACTCATCCCGATATGCTGACAAATCCATCTATCGCCCTTACCCATCTCAACTAACTCAGCCACAATGGTGCTCATCAATTCTATATTGTGAGTACCACGAGCACGATTATGACGAATCGTTGAAGCCATACGATCACTTTTCTGGCTTTGCGTCTCGTTAATCGTGGCAACCGGCAGATAGCCCCGCACTCTTTTTTGTACCAACTCGGAAGTTTTTCCAACTAAGTTACGATGAAATCCATCGACAACTTCGCGGGTACGATCTTCCTTCACCCAAGTGACAAGCGGCTGTGTGTAGCCATCCTCGACAATCGACGTTTCAAGTAACTGCATTTCCGGAGGAGCCACCTTGTTGGGATTCCAAGCATTACCTTCGACCGATTCATTTTTAACCCAAATGACGCAATCAACCGGCTCCGCTTTGAACGGACTCACCGAATGAAGCATCTTTTTCAATTCGTTGATCGCTTCAATGCGAATCTCTTCATCCAAGTTTTCCAATTTCTTTTGTAAGGCTTGGCCTTCTGCAATTATTGCTTTAAGCATGGTCCCCTCCGGAAGCATATCTCGGTAACGAGTGCCGCTAGTTGCTTAGACCAGGTTGCGGCAATGTTCGCAAATAAGGTTTCGCTGTTGCCCAACCACTCGGAAAGAGCTTGGCTGCTTCAGCATCCGACACTGCCGGTGGAATTACGCATTCTCCGCCCCACACCCAATTTACAGGCGTGGCCACTTTGTAGCGTGCAGTTAGTTGCAAAGAATCTATAGCTCGCAAAACTTCGCCGAAATTGCGTCCAAGGGACATCGGATAGCTACTAGTTGCCTTGATAAACTTATCGGGACCGATAAGGAATACCACCCGTACTGTTGCGGTGTCGGCGCTTGTATAATTCTCGGGTAGAACAAACTCAGCCGGAAGCATATCGTAGAGCTTGGCAACCTTAAGATCGGGGTCACCGATGATTGGAAACTTTGGAGCTACACCTTGCGTTTCCTGAATATCTCTTGACCACCTGTGATGGGTCTCAACCGAGTCGATGCTGTGGCCAATGATTTTCGTGTTGCGTAACGCAAACTCATTCTCAATTCGCGCCATGAGTCCTAGTTCAGTGGTGCATATCGGCGTGAAATCCTTCGGATGAGAAAACAGAACAACCCAATTGTCTCCACTCCAATCATGAAACTTTATCGGCCCATGCGTGGTATCAGCTACGAAATCCGGCGCTACATCATTGATTCTTATTCCCATGGTCAATTCCTCCTTGTTTAACGGTTACGAGTTAATATTCAGATCCGCTTATATTTCTCCATTA